GGATACCCAAAGATGTAGTATGTTATTTTCTTGTACCTGTCAATCTCAGGGAAGTTCCATACGTCGAAATACGTTACGAACTTGTAATAGATTTTTTTGTTTGCGGTTCTTTCATGTTTTCTAATGACCGATGGTTTGTCGTGCCAGTAGGTCATGTCGTCAGGGAAGTGGTTGTCCATTGTTAGAATTTAAGGGTTATGGGTTAAGGGTTAATTCTAAATTTTGCGGTTTGTATCATATATAATTGTCTCACTATCTGCCATATCGATTTCAATTCGGAAGGCTAATTCCATTGCCTCTTCATATGCATTTTTGGGATGGAAGTAGTCCTCCTCATCAACAACATCTCGTTTAAATGGGAAGCAATTTACGAACACGAGCGTGTCCTCTTCCCCTTCTTTTCTATAATACACCGAGTACCTCGGCATTTCTCCAATACGTTCAATAAGTTTTACGACTGCTTTCATTGTTTTATTTTTTTAGTTTAAGATTCGGGATACATTTTTTGGTACAAGTGGTTGAGCATTGACCCGATTAATGCTATGCCCATCCACGCGAGGATTAATTTGATTAGCATGGTAGGTCATGTATGATTGCTTTCTTTTGCTTTGGGGTTAACTTATCCGTGATGTCTATGCCGATGCCAGCTATCACTACCTCGACGGATAGGATGTTTATGTCCTCGTCAATGAATGTGTGGATGCCGTGGCATTCCTCGGTACGCGTGGTTCGGTAGTACTCGTAGGTGACAAGGAGTTCTGCCCCTTCGATGATGTCGGTTTTGAAGTTTGTAGTCATGTGTTTTGTTTTTTATATAACGGGAATTGGTGAGGATTATTGTGCGAGGAATTCATAAAAATACTGTCTACGTCTTGCCTCGTCTATTTGTTTTTTCAAAAGTTCTATTTTGTTGCGAAGCGCGTACGGATTTGGGGTTTTGCCCGATTCCAATTTGCGAATGAGTGCTTTGAGTTGTTGTTCTTTTTGTGCCGTTGTCATTGATTGGGTAATTTAATAGTTGGTAAATGTGTGTTATCCATTCATTGTATGAATTGCATGGGTGTTCGGGGTATGTGGTTTTCATCTTAGTGATTGTTTAAGTTCATCAATTGTGATTCCTGCTTCTTCGCATAGCCATTCGGTGATTGCCTCTACCTCGGATTCCCTACAAATAACATCCGATGAGGTGCTGAAAACATTGGACGTTGGGGCGAATGCGAAGATGATTTCGTAGGGACATTCCAATCTGCCTTCCAATACCTCATCAACAAGGCGGTTGAATTTATGCTTCCAAGGTACGTCATCGTAGTTTCCCGTTGACCACCCGCTCGCGAGGTTTGTGTATCCGTCACCGATTTGTGAGTCCCAGTACCCGCGCCATCCGTCAGTACGGACGTACTTGAATTCAGGAACTGCCTCGCAGTCGGCTCCCTCAAAGTATTCGGTATCTCGGTATCCGAATTCAGAACACCATAGGTACTTGTCTACTTCCCCTCTCAAAGTGGTAATAACTTGGCAAGGATATTCCCATGCTGATTGCTCACATGATTCGCATATCTCTTCGCCCGAACGGGTGATGTAAATGCCGTCGCGGTCGGTGTCAATTTCTGCCTGACATGAGGCGCATTTGATGATGTTTGTTGGTTCCATTGTGTGTGTTTTTTATGGTTTGGGAAGTGGTTATTTTGTATCAATTGACTTCAGGTAGTCGACAATACAATCGTATTCGTTTATCTTGTCATCATTGAATTCGGAGTCGCAATACTTCCCGAATTCAGTACAAATATCTTCGTATTGTAAGTCGATTTCGTATTCGGGTTTGAATTTCGCATCGTATAACTTACTAAACAAGAAGAACGAGTAGTCGCAATAAGGTCGGGTGGGTGTTGTGTTATTCATGGTGTGTTGTTTTATGTATTAACGTATGTGATTGGTTGTTTATTGTGTTAGGGAAGTGTTAAGGTAGAAAATGATGGGGGTCAGGACTTCCCGCCCCCATCGTACACACACTATGCAAATGATAAGATGCTATTGAATGCTTGGTTGTCAATTCCCAACCCTGTGCCTACATACTTAGACTCGAGGCGGGCGTTGTCACGCTTGGGTACGGGTAGCTTGTGGGAAGTGTAGTGTGTCACCCCTGAGAAGAGACCCCACAACGTGTCACCCTTGCTACGGATTTCGGTAGCGATGGAGTCCAACAATTCGCCCGAGCGGTTGATAGCATATGCGCTATACTTGTCCTTCGCTTGGGAAGTGGTGAGGTTGATGTCCACGTCCGTGACTTCCCGAACTATCCGAGCTATGTTTTCCTTGGTCACGGGAACTTGAGATAGGCGGATAAATTGGTCGAAGATAGATTGCTCCTGATTCGCGATGCCGACCACCTGACGGACGGAGGCTTCGACCTTGTCGTGCAGGGAAGCCGTGTGCTTGGCTGATTGCTGAAGTTCCCGTCCGGCTGATGCGAAGGTGTTCCGGCAGCAGATAGTGAAGTTCACCGCCCCCCATTTGAGTGCGGTCGTGCCGTCGTGTCCATTGATGCCCGTCACGAACCCTTTCACGGAAGTGCCGTTCTTACCGATTCCCTTAATTTCATTGCCCGTGTTGAGTTGGAGGTAGACCTTCCCGCCCCCGTTGAATAGACCGCCCGAATGGATGCCGTAGCCCGTCTTCTCCGAGATACGGATGAGCAGTTCAGCCAATTCGGAGTTCTGAAAGGGGACGTACCCATCCTTGCACGTTGCGAAGACCTTTGAGTTGTCCTCCCGAACGATACCAAAGAACCCCGTGCCGTTGCCATTGGGGAGCAGGAGTTCCTGCTTCGATACTTCCCACCGCAACCCGTAGCGGTCAAGGAGGTCGGCTACCGCCTCACGATTTTCGGGGTTGGTTACTTGAGTGCCGCTGAACGCTTGGTTCAGAATGTTGTCTACTGAGGTTTGTGTGTTGTTCATGGTGTTGTGTTTTGTGGTTTGGGAATTTTTAATAGTCGGTCGCATCGGCCATCAGTACGATGGACTCAAGTCTGCTATTGGTATCCGCATCGAATAGGTCTTCCCCGATAAACGTACATACCTCAACGTCAGAGTCTGAATCAGTACGATAGTTGATTGTGATTTGTGATAGGTCATTGCCTTCATCCTTCAGTTTAGAAAGGATGTTGAATAGGTCTTGTGCTGTGATTGGTTTCATGGTATGTTGTTTTATTGATTAACGAATAGGTAAACAATGTTATTGTGTCAGATATTGATTAAGTCAATTTGCGATGGGTCATAGTCTAGGACGATAGCGGTCGGGAATTGGTTACGCAATGCCTCCGCAAGGTCGCTGTTATCGTATCCGAATTCCTCGGATTCCCGCTCCCGCTTAACGATTGGGGTTACTACGGATTCGATTTGCTCATCCGTGAGGTTGGTGACTAGGAGCATATCCTCCTCTTCGTAGGCCGTGGTGTTAACTTGGACGAGGCGGAGATTGGCGGTGTTGATTGTGTTGTTCATGGTGGTTTGTTTTTTTATATTAACGAATGATTGGTGTAGGTTATTGTGTTAGGGAAGTGTTAATACGCCTTTGATTTCAGCATGGCAGGAAGGTTAAAGTAGTACCTACCGAACTTGCCATACTTCCCGTACATATATTCATCAGCGGGTTCGGGCTTACCCGCCTCTTCCCACCTGCGACACCCCCCATTCTTCCATTCAATGTAGGTATACCCGCGATAGTTGTCGGTCCGGTGTAGTATTGTTTCGGCGATGTCGCATAGGCCTTCCCGATACGAATCGTTAACGTGTGGCCCGTCTGACTGAAGAAGGTGGTTGATTTTGTCGATGATGTCTTCGACTCTGATTGTTTTACGTTCCATTGTGTGTGTTTTATGTATTAACGAATAACTAAACAAGATATTGTGTTAGGGAAGTGTTAAAGGATGGGGAGGGGGTGACCGATGGGGTCAGTTCCCCCTCTTATCCATCACTATCATTGGCAGCAGAGTTCCCACGGCTGAAGGTCTCTTAATTTAGCGGGAGTCAGGCTGAAGTAGTCGAGTATGAATTGTGCCAATTTACGGCGGGCGGTCGGCTTGCTGAGGTCGTTCGTGCCGATGGCATTAACAACGTGCCGAGGTTCGCAACACATTGAACGGCGGATGAATTTAACGTCCTGACCAAGGTAGAACGACTTCCCTTCTGCAATTAATGTCCAATCGTGTCCGAATCCGTAAGCGTTGGGGGTGGAGATGATGATAGGCTTTTTCATGTGTGTGTGTTTTATGAATTCAAAGATAAGATACTAAACAAGTGAAACCAAATTTATTTTGTTAAATGGTTGTTAAAGCGAATTCCCGTCTGCTATCATGTTGACCAATTTAAGGGCAACTAACAGGGCTACAAGTAGCCACCAAGGGGAGAGGTCTTTTTGCTTTTTCATGGTGTGTGGTGTTGTGGGGGAAGCGTTGCGACTTCCCCCTGATTAATTAAAGGAAGAAAGATAAGAAGGTCTTTATAGGCTTCTCAAAGGTCAGGGCAAGGGAGAGGGTAACGCCAAGGACGAACCCTGTGCCTGCGGTTGCCAATACTACGATAGAGTCTGCGGGGATAGTTGCGATGATGTGTGTCATATGTGTGTGTTTTAATTGGTTAAGACAATGAAGCGGGGGAGGTGTTCCTTCCGCTTACGTGTTTCGGCTAATTTAAGCCTCTTCAGTTAACCTCTCCGAAATTACCCTTTCGGTCAGGGTCTGAGTGCGCTGTTCTTTGTCAGTCAATTTGCACTCTCGAATTTCAGTTTCGTATTGAGTTCCGTTTGCATAATCGACCGCTTCCCTGAGAGACTCAAAGTCTCCAATGTTGTACTTCCGTCCGGTGTGCGGGCAAACCATCAATACAAAGTAGAACGTCATAATGTGTGTACCTAGCATATTGTGTGTTTTATTGTTTTCGATTGATTGACAAAACAAAGATAAGAAACTAAACAACCGAAAACCAAATATATTTTGTTAAAAAAATGTTAAAGCCCACAAGTGATTGATTCACAAAAGGTTACCACCACTTCCCCCCTATATACACACACATATATAAGAGAGAGAGACAACACCCCACCCCCTGACCCTTGGCATCCCGCCCGCGACCCCGCCCCTCCACTTCCCGCCCCATACCCAACCCCACCACCTAGGTGAGAGAGAGTAGACCAACCCACCACCACCCAACCTCACTACATATGGCAGACCCTCCATGCCCTTACCCACCCCGTTAAAGATTCGTTAAGATTAAAACATTTAACATAATCTTGGCAAATAGAAATATTGTGGCCACCCGGTTAAAGTTTTGTTAAAACCCCGCGAATCCGACCCCCGCATTTTTGCGGGGGTCTACTGCAACACGCTGCCCGACACTAAAAAATCGCTATCTTTACTACGCAGTTGTTTTCATTGTTTAATGTTTTAGGTAATGGGGTCGCCTGTTTCTACAGGGGGCTCTTTTTTTGGTAAAAAAATATTTGGAAGTTGAGTGTCTACTTCCCTACATTTGCAATACCTAAAACAATTTAACCATGAGCATTCAAGAGCAATTGAAGCTTGGAGACAAAGTATTCTCCAAGATTGACAAACTAGTTAAGGAAGAGCGATTCGATGAAATCTACGACGTTATTGAAACTTCCGAGCCACCTTCTAGTTGGATTATAGAACTTCCCTCCAAGGCCAGACCCGGTGAAACATTCAAGGCACTTCCCCTAGATATCATGGAAGCCTGTGTAACGCGCATATTTGGCCATAAAGGACAGATTAAGATAAGAGACTACCGTATAGACCAAGACAAAAACGGGCGATTTGCAGCCACTGTAAGCGTCGAATATTTTTGCCGTATGCATAATGCTGATGAATCATCTAAATTCCTGTATGGAATCGCAACAGTTCCCTGCAATGACATCACGTTACTAGAATTAGCCACTCCAAAAGCCTCCTCAATGGCTGTAAAGAACGCATTGAAGCAACTTGGCGGGTTATTTGGCAAGTATCTCAATAAAACTGTCGAAGAAGCAGAAGTTCTTGAGCCAACAGAAGTAAAACTCACTCCAGAGGAGTTTACATTTCAGTTTACCAAGCAACTTATATCATGCAAAAGTTACGATGAGCTAAAATCGTACAGATTAGTAGTTTACGATAAGAAAACTTCTAATGAAATACGCGATTTATACGAAAATCGGCTAAGAGAATTATCAAAAACAGCTAAATCTATCGGGTAATAAAGCTATTACTTTACAAAAACATTAAAAATGTCAAACTGGAATGATACTTTCATCCGTTGCAGTTGCATCGGAAAGATTATGGCCAATGGCCGTGGGTCTGTTCTTACTGAAAAACAAGCTTCCGAACTTGAGCGTTTGCAAAATATAGAAAAACGTACCGAAAAGCAAGAAGAAACACTGCAAGTTTTACTTGAGAAGAAGGATGCAACTCCATCATTATCAGATACCTGCAAAACTTACCTCAAAGAAGTTTACATGTACTACAAGTACGGTAAAGAATCAGTAGGTGGTAGTGAAAGAAGCCGATATACCATCAAAGGACGCTCAGTCGAAGACGAATCCATCATGCTTTTGAGCCGAATAGACGATGTATTCTACTCAAAAAACGAGCAACGATTCCAAAACGAGTACTTAACTGGCGAACCAGACATTATCGTAAGTTCCCAAGATGGTAACATCGACAAAATCATTGACATAAAATCCTCATGGGATGGTGCAAGCCTATTGAGTAACATAGGTTCCCCATTAAACCTATTGTATTTCTATCAAGTGCAAGGGTATATGGCTCTTACTGGAGCTAAAACTGCCGAAGTATGCTACGTTCTCGTAAATATGCCACAAGAAATCATCAACGGAGAAAAGAATCGTATCTTCCGTACCATGAATCCGGCCACCGAAGAGAACGCTGACTACAAGAAAGTAATCGCACGTCTTGAAAACAACATGACCTTTGATGAAATTCCTATCCGAGAGCGAATAGTTCGGTTCAAAGTTGACCGCGATGAAGCGTTAATAAACAATATTTATCAGCGAGTTGAACAATGCCGCGAATGGTTACAAGAATTTGAAAAAATACATACAGGTGAAGCCTAAGAAATACTTCTTCAACATCACCCCTCAAACCAATATCCGGGCCACGCAAAATGACCGGATTTTTTTTCGTATACCTAAGGACAAGCTTTACCCTTCTGGTCTTAGAAGAAGAAACCAGCTTGAAAGATACAACGATTATAAGGCTGACCTAAGAGAGATTGCCAGAAGAAAAAATTTCGAGTTCCCTGAGCAAGGATTAGAGATACATTTTTACATTCCTACCCCCAAAAGCTGGACGAATTATAAGAAAAAAGAAATGAATGCACAGCTGCACCAACAACGACCAGACCTTTCAAATTTGCTTAAAGCCGTAGAGGATGCGCTCTTAGTTGAAGACAAGAAAATTGCGCACTACCATTCGATTTCTAAGAGGTGGGTCAATAGTTCTGCCGGATACATCGAGTTTATCGTCCATTACCCTACTTTATCTAGTAAAGACAACATGATGTAGTAATGATGTAGTGATTTTAATCATGATGTAGTTTTGATGTAGTCCACCTAAGTGGACTTTTTTTATGCGCCTAGCTTAGTTTAGTAGTACCTATACTACAATACTTAACATAATGTTTATTATATGATTGCTATAATTCATTGATTATCAGGATGTTGTGCAAGATTTTACATGTAAAATCTTGCACAACATCCTGATAATCAATGAATTATAGCAATCATATAATAAACATTATGTTAAGTATTGTAGTATAGGTACTACTAAACTAAGCTAGGCGCATAAAAAAAGTCCACTTAGGTGGACTACATCAAAACTACATCATGATTAAAATCACTACATCATTACTACATCATGTTGTCTTTACTAGATAAAGTAGGGTAATGGACGATAAACTCGATGTATCCGGCAGAACTATTGACCCACCTCTTAGAAATCGAATGGTAGTGCGCAATTTTCTTGTCTTCAACTAAGAGCGCATCCTCTACGGCTTTAAGCAAATTTGAAAGGTCTGGTCGTTGTTGGTGCAGCTGTGCATTCATTTCTTTTTTCTTATAATTCGTCCAGCTTTTGGGGGTAGGAATGTAAAAATGTATCTCTAATCCTTGCTCAGGGAACTCGAAATTTTTTCTTCTGGCAATCTCTCTTAGGTCAGCCTTATAATCGTTGTATCTTTCAAGCTGGTTTCTTCTTCTAAGACCAGAAGGGTAAAGCTTGTCCTTAGGTATACGAAAAAAAATCCGGTCATTTTGCGTGGCCCGGATATTGGTTTGAGGGGTGATGTTGAAGAAGTATTTCTTAGGCTTCACCTGTATGTATTTTTTCAAATTCTTGTAACCATTCGCGGCATTGTTCAACTCGCTGATAAATATTGTTTATTAACGCTTCATCGCGGTCAACTTTGAACCGAACTATTCGCTCTCGGATAGGAATTTCATCAAAGGTCATGTTGTTTTCAAGACGTGCGATTACTTTCTTGTAGTCAGCGTTCTCTTCGGTGGCCGGATTCATGGTACGGAAGATACGATTCTTTTCTCCGTTGATGATTTCTTGTGGCATATTTACGAGAACGTAGCATACTTCGGCAGTTTTAGCTCCAGTAAGAGCCATATACCCTTGCACTTGATAGAAATACAATAGGTTTAATGGGGAACCTATGTTACTCAATAGGCTTGCACCATCCCATGAGGATTTTATGTCAATGATTTTGTCGATGTTACCATCTTGGGAACTTACGATAATGTCTGGTTCGCCAGTTAAGTACTCGTTTTGGAATCGTTGCTCGTTTTTTGAGTAGAATACATCGTCTATTCGGCTCAAAAGCATGATGGATTCGTCTTCGACTGAGCGTCCTTTGATGGTATATCGGCTTCTTTCACTACCACCTACTGATTCTTTACCGTACTTGTAGTACATGTAAACTTCTTTGAGGTAAGTTTTGCAGGTATCTGATAATGATGGAGTTGCATCCTTCTTCTCAAGTAAAACTTGCAGTGTTTCTTCTTGCTTTTCGGTACGTTTTTCTATATTTTGCAAACGCTCAAGTTCGGAAGCTTGTTTTTCAGTAAGAACAGACCCACGGCCATTGGCCATAATCTTTCCGATGCAACTGCAACGGATGAAAGTATCATTCCAGTTTGACATTTTTAATGTTTTTGTAAAGTAATAGCTTTATTACCCGATAGATTTAGCTGTTTTTGATAATTCTCTTAGCCGATTTTCGTATAAATCGCGTATTTCATTAGAAGTTTTCTTATCGTAAACTACTAATCTGTACGATTTTAGCTCATCGTAACTTTTGCATGATATAAGTTGCTTGGTAAACTGAAATGTAAACTCCTCTGGAGTGAGTTTTACTTCTGTTGGCTCAAGAACTTCTGCTTCTTCGACAGTTTTATTGAGATACTTGCCAAATAACCCGCCAAGTTGCTTCAATGCGTTCTTTACAGCCATTGAGGAGGCTTTTGGAGTGGCTAATTCTAGTAACGTGATGTCATTGCAGGGAACTGTTGCGATTCCATACAGGAATTTAGATGATTCATCAGCATTATGCATACGGCAAAAATATTCGACGCTTACAGTGGCTGCAAATCGCCCGTTTTTGTCTTGGTCTATACGGTAGTCTCTTATCTTAATCTGTCCTTTATGGCCAAATATGCGCGTTACACAGGCTTCCATGATATCTAGGGGAAGTGCCTTGAATGTTTCACCGGGTCTGGCCTTGGAGGGAAGTTCTATAATCCAACTAGAAGGTGGCTCGGAAGTTTCAATAACGTCGTAGATTTCATCGAATCGCTCTTCCTTAACTAGTTTGTCAATCTTGGAGAATACTTTGTCTCCAAGCTTCAATTGCTCTTGAATGCTCATGGTTAAATTGTTTTAGGTATTGCAAATGTAGGGAAGTAGACACTCAACTTCCAAATATTTTTTTACCAAAAAAAGAGCCCCCTGTAGAAACAGGCGACCCCATTACCTAAAACATTAAACAATGAAAACAACTGCGTAGTAAAGATAGCGATTTTTTAGTGTCGGGCAGCGTGTTGCAGTAGACCCCCGCAAAAATGCGGGGGTCGGATTCGCGGGGTTTTAACAAAACTTTAACCGGGTGGCCACAATATTTCTATTTGCCAAGATTATGTTAAATGTTTTAATCTTAACGAATCTTTAACGGGGTGGGTAAGGGCATGGAGGGTCTGCCATATGTAGTGAGGTTGGGTGGTGGTGGGTTGGTCTACTCTCTCTCACCTAGGTGGTGGGGTTGGGTATGGGGCGGGAAGTGGAGGGGCGGGGTCGCGGGCGGGATGCCAAGGGTCAGGGGGTGGGGTGTTGTCTCTCTCTCTTATATATGTGTGTGTATATAGGGGGGAAGTGGTGGTAACCTTTTGTGAATCAATCACTTGTGGGCTTTAACATTTTTTTAACAAAATATATTTGGTTTTCGGTTGTTTAGTTTCTTATCTTTGTTTTGTCAATCAATCGAAAACAATAAAACACACAATATGCTAGGTACACACATTATGACGTTCTACTTTGTATTGATGGTTTGCCCGCACACCGGACGGAAGTACAACATTGGAGACTTTGAGTCTCTCAGGGAAGCGGTCGATTATGCAAACGGAACTCAATACGAAACTGAAATTCGAGAGTGCAAATTGACTGACAAAGAACAGCGCACTCAGACCCTGACCGAAAGGGTAATTTCGGAGAGGTTAACTGAAGAGGCTTAAATTAGCCGAAACACGTAAGCGGAAGGAACACCTCCCCCGCTTCATTGTCTTAACCAATTAAAACACACACATATGACACACATCATCGCAACTATCCCCGCAGACTCTATCGTAGTATTGGCAACCGCAGGCACAGGGTTCGTCCTTGGCGTTACCCTCTCCCTTGCCCTGACCTTTGAGAAGCCTATAAAGACCTTCTTATCTTTCTTCCTTTAATTAATCAGGGGGAAGTCGCAACGCTTCCCCCACAACACCACACACCATGAAAAAGCAAAAAGACCTCTCCCCTTGGTGGCTACTTGTAGCCCTGTTAGTTGCCCTTAAATTGGTCAACATGATAGCAGACGGGAATTCGCTTTAACAACCATTTAACAAAATAAATTTGGTTTCACTTGTTTAGTATCTTATCTTTGAATTCATAAAACACACACACATGAAAAAGCCTATCATCATCTCCACCCCCAACGCTTACGGATTCGGACACGATTGGACATTAATTGCAGAAGGGAAGTCGTTCTACCTTGGTCAGGACGTTAAATTCATCCGCCGTTCAATGTGTTGCGAACCTCGGCACGTTGTTAATGCCATCGGCACGAACGACCTCAGCAAGCCGACCGCCCGCCGTAAATTGGCACAATTCATACTCGACTACTTCAGCCTGACTCCCGCTAAATTAAGAGACCTTCAGCCGTGGGAACTCTGCTGCCAATGATAGTGATGGATAAGAGGGGGAACTGACCCCATCGGTCACCCCCTCCCCATCCTTTAACACTTCCCTAACACAATATCTTGTTTAGTTATTCGTTAATACATAAAACACACACAATGGAACGTAAAACAATCAGAGTCGAAGACATCATCGACAAAATCAACCACCTTCTTCAGTCAGACGGGCCACACGTTAACGATTCGTATCGGGAAGGCCTATGCGACATCGCCGAAACAATACTACACCGGACCGACAACTATCGCGGGTATACCTACATTGAATGGAAGAATGGGGGGTGTCGCAGGTGGGAAGAGGCGGGTAAGCCCGAACCCGCTGATGAATATATGTACGGGAAGTATGGCAAGTTCGGTAGGTACTACTTTAACCTTCCTGCCATGCTGAAATCAAAGGCGTATTAACACTTCCCTAACACAATAACCTACACCAATCATTCGTTAATATAAAAAAACAAACCACCATGAACAACACAATCAACACCGCCAATCTCCGCCTCGTCCAAGTTAACACCACGGCCTACGAAGAGGAGGATATGCTCCTAGTCACCAACCTCACGGATGAGCAAATCGAATCCGTAGTAACCCCAATCGTTAAGCGGGAGCGGGAATCCGAGGAATTCGGATACGATAACAGCGACCTTGCGGAGGCATTGCGTAACCAATTCCCGACCGCTATCGTCCTAGACTATGACCCATCGCAAATTGACTTAATCAATATCTGACACAATAACATTGTTTACCTATTCGTTAATCAATAAAACAACATACCATGAAACCAATCACAGCACAAGACCTATTCAACATCCTTTCTAAACTGAAGGATGAAGGCAATGACCTATCACAAATCACAATCAACTATCGTACTGATTCAGACTCTGACGTTGAGGTATGTACGTTTATCGGGGAAGACCTATTCGATGCGGATACCAATAGCAGACTTGAGTCCATCGTACTGATGGCCGATGCGACCGACTATTAAAAATTCCCAAACCACAAAACACAACACCATGAACAACACACAAACCTCAGTAGACAACATTCTGAACCAAGCGTTCAGCGGCACTCAAGTAACCAACCCCGAAAATCGTGAGGCGGTAGCCGACCTCCTTGACCGCTACGGGTTGCGGTGGGAAGTATCGAAGCAGGAACTCCTGCTCCCCAATGGCAACGGCACGGGGTTCTTTGGTATCGTTCGGGAGGACAACTCAAAGGTCTTCGCAACGTGCAAGGATGGGTACGTCCCCTTTCAGAACTCCGAATTGGCTGAACTGCTCATCCGTATCTCGGAGAAGACGGGCTACGGCATCCATTCGGGCGGTCTATTCAACGGGGGCGGGAAGGTCTACCTCCAACTCAACACGGGCAATGAAATTAAGGGAATCGGTAAGAACGGCACTTCCGTGAAAGGGTTCGTGACGGGCATCAATGGACACGACGGCACGACCGCACTCAAATGGGGGGCGGTGAACTTCACTATCTGCTGCCGGAACACCTTCGCATCAGCCGGACGGGAACTTCAGCAATCAGCCAAGCACACGGCTTCCCTGCACGACAAGGTCGAAGCCTCCGTCCGTCAGGTGGTCGGCATCGCGAATCAGGAGCAATCTATCTTCGACCAATTTATCCGCCTATCTCAAGTTCCCGTGACCAAGGAAAACATAGCTCGGATAGTTCGGGAAGTCACGGACGTGGACATCAACCTCACCACTTCCCAAGCGAAGGACAAGTATAGCGCATATGCTATCAACCGCTCGGGCGAATTGTTGGACTCCATCGCTACCGAAATCCGTAGCAAGGGTGACACGTTGTGGGGTCTCTTCTCAGGGGTGACACACTACACTTCCCACAAGCTACCCGTACCCAAGCGTGACAACGCCCGCCTCGAGTCTAAGTATGTAGGCACAGGGTTGGGAATTGACAACCAAGCATTCAATAGCATCTTATCATTTGCATAGTGTGTGTACGATGGGGGCGGGAAGTCCTGACCCCCATCATTTTCTACCTTAACACTTCCCTAACACAATAAACAACCAATCACATACGTTAATACATAAAACAACACACCATGAATAACACAACACCCACCCGACCTTATTGCGACTACTCGTTCTTCTTGTTTAGTAAGTTATACGATGCGAAATTCAAACCCGAATACGAAATCGACTTACAATACGAAGATATTTGTACTGAATTCGGGAAGTATTGCGACTCCGAATTCAATGATGACAAGATAAACGAATACGATTGTATTGTCGACTACCTGAAGTCAATTGATACAAAATAACCACTTCCCAAACCATAAAAAACACACACAATGGAACCAACAAACATCATCAAATGCGCCTCATGTCAGGCAGAAATTGACACCGACCGCGACGGCATTTACATCACCCGTTCGGGCGAAGAGATATGCGAATCATGTGAGCAATCAGCATGGGAATATCCTTGCCAAGTTATTACCACTTTGAGAGGGGAAGTAGACAAGTACCTATGGTGTTCTGAATTCGGATACCGAGATACCGAATACTTTGAGGGAGCCGACTGCGAGGCAGTTCCTGAATTCAAGTACGTCCGTACTGACGGATGGCGCGGGTACTGGGACTCACAAATCGGTGACGGATACACAAACCTCGCGAGCGGGTGGTCAACGGGAAACTACGATGACGTACCTTGGAAGCATAAATTCAACCGCCTTGTTGATGAGGTATTGGAAGGCAGATTGGAATGTCCCTACGAAATCATCTTCGCATTCGCCCCAACGTCCAATGTTTTCAGCACCTCATCGGATGTTATTTGTAGGGAATCCGAGGTAGAGGCAATCACCGAATGGCTATGCGAAGAAGCAGGAATCACAATTGATGAACTTAAACAATCACTAAGATGAAAACCACATACCCCGAACACCCATGCAATTCATACAATGAATGGATAACACACATTTACCAACTATTAAATTACCCAATCAATGACAACGGCACAAAAAGAACAACAACTCAAAGCACTCATTCGCAAATTGGAATCGGGCAAAACCCCAAATCCGTACGCGCTTCGCAACAAAATAGAACTTTTGAAAAAACAAATAGACGAGGCAAGACGTAGACAGTATTTTTATGAATTCCTCGCACAATAATCCTCACCAATTCCCGTTATATAAAAAACAAAACACATGACTACAAACTTCAAAACCGACATCATCGAAGGGGCAGAACTCCTTGTCACCTACGAGTACTACCGAACCACGCGTACCGAGGAATGCCACGGCATCCACACATTCATTGACGAGGACATAAACATCCTATCCGTCGAGGTAGTGATAGCTGGCATCGGCATAGACATCACGGATAAGTTAACCCCAAAGCAAAAGAAAGCAATCATACATGACCTACCATGCTAATCAAATTAATCCTCGCGTGGATGGGCATAGCATTAATCGGGTCAATGCTCAACCACTTGTACCAAAAAATGTATCCCGAATCTTAAACTAAAAAAATAAAACAATGAAAGCAGTCGTAAAACTTATTGAACGTATTGGAGAAATGCCGAGGTACTCGGTGTATTATAGAAAAGAAGGGGAAGAGGACACGCTCGTGTTCGTAAATTGCTTCCCATTTAAACGAGATGTTGTTGATGAGGAGGACTACTTCCATCCCAAAAATGCATATGAAGAGGCAATGGAATTAGCCTTCCGAATTGAAATCGATATGGCAGATAGTGAGACAATTATATATGATACAAACCGCAAAATTTAGAATTAACCCTTAACCCATAACCCTTAAATTCTAACAATGGACAACCACTTCCCTGACGACATGACCTACTGGCACGACAAACCATCGGTCATTAGAAAACATGAAAGAACCGCAAACAAAAAAATCTATTACAAGTTCGTAACGTATTTCGACGTATGGAACTTCCCTGAGATTGACAGGTACAAGAAAATAACATACTACATCTTTGGGTATCC